CATGAGAACAGTATCATTAAAGTATGACAAGGATCTATTGATCATAAACGGAGCATAACCTTTTTCAGCTATGTCGTCGACCATTAGATCCTTTTTAGTCATATTGATTGAGTTTACATACTCAAACGGGTTCATACTCTATGTAGCTTTGTCAAAGGCTGCGCTTGCAGCTGCACCATCTAGTTTTGCGGCTGGAGCAGCTTCAGCGGCTGGCGCTTCAGGTTCTGCTGGCTCCAAGCTTTTGATTAAACCCGCAGTAAAGGCTTTTGCCGCAACTTGACATTGATCTAGTGCAAAACGAGTACTTTCAGTTTTTTGCTGTAGATCTTTGAGCTGTCGTATCATGTATTGTTGCTCTGGTGTCATATCTTCAACAATATGCTGCACACCATTAATTGTCATAGTTTCTTTGGTTTTAGCTGTTTCTTCAGTCATTACTCTTATCCTTCATTTCTATTAGAGTTGTATTTATACAGCCACATTGGCCATTTGTTCAGATAGCATATCTTTTGTAAGATACACTGAGTCGCCTTTTAACATATCATTTCCGGCATAATATAGTTGAGGAACAGTCTTATGTCCTTGTTCTCTTAAAAATTGTTTAGCTTCTGCATTATACGTTATATTCTTTTCAGTGTAAGAGTGACCCCATTCATTAAGGTGATTCTTGAGAAGAACACAATATCCACATCGATCTTGAGTATATAATACTAATAATGCAGCTCTATCTTTTATTTTCATTACTTAAACTCCACGTTTGACATTATCTCAGTCATACATGCAACTATGTTTAGCTCATGATCAGCAACAAATGCATTCTTATATTGATAATCAGCCAATATAAGCACAAGTTGTGGTATACTAGTAGGTTGTACAGTATCAATCATGCGATCATATATACCACGAAATATAGCAGCTGCATCTACATCGATATTATTAACAACCCATGAACGCATTTTCTTGAAGTTTTTATCTTTTAGATGTGTTAACAATTCATTGTATTGGCTATCATCGCCAATATTTATGATGCTTTCATCTAGCTTGCCATTAATGTTACATCGTTGGCATTCATTAATAACTCTACGCCAATCAGGTACATGTTTCATTATAACTTCGGCAAGAGTACTTTTATTATAAGTTACCTGTTCTGCATTAAGTATCTGTTCTAGTCTAGTCATAAACTGACCAGCAAGTACAGCTGTATCCTTCTTACTCGTATTGAATTCGTATATACCACATCTAGAATGAAGTGGTTCAATAATACGATTCTTAAAATTACAAGTCAGAATGAATCTACAATTGTCACTGAATTGCTCAATGAAGCCACGTAATGCTGGCTGTGTTGATTGTGGATTTAGATAATCAGCTTCATCAAGTATAATAACTTTCTTACCACCGGCAAGAGATACAGTAGATGCAAATTGTTTGATCTTACCTCTAAGTGTATCTATGTTACCTTCTTCAGAACCATTAATTACAATATAATCAAGATTTAGTTGTTTACATAATGCTTTTGCAACTGTAGTCTTACCTAGACCTGCTGTACCAGTAAATAACATATTCTGTAATTCACCAGCTTCAATCATATTCATGAATGTAGTCTTAAGACTAGCAGGAAGTATAGTATCTGATACTGTCATTGGTCGATATTTCTCGACCCAGATAAAGTTTTTCATAATTTATATCTCAAAGAAATTCCGGTTTTAATTCCTTGCAAAACCCCTGTTGTATGAATATATTTATTGTCAAATATTATAGCTGAGCCTGGTGTAAACGAATAAGCATTACCAGTTAAACCAAACCACTGTTCTTTTGGCGCCCACTTTATATATTCATATAGGTTATCATTTATAGGTTTATTTGTAAGCCCTTCGCAATCATAGTCATATGGTTTTCCTGCTACACCTGTGTTAACCTGAAATTCTATAACATCTGCGTGCAAACACCACGTAACACTATCCTTATGGTATTTTTGGTCAAATATAACAAGAGACGCGTTAGGGTCTGTTGTATGTAACGGTACTACAACATTGACAGTTTCTTTCCATTCTTCTCTATGATCTGTATGTGGCAAATATGGTTTTGCATGTTGATAGTAATTACCACCAACTCGCTCCCACCCATCCATAAGTTTATCTATGATTTCTGCAGCAGGACCTGGATTTGCTTTTTTCATTGTAGGAGTATCGTATTCATCTACTGAGTTATACTCGTCAAGTAGACTTTGTATTTCTGCGTCAGTAAATATGTTTTGATAATATTTTTTCATTCAGTTCCATTTTCAAGTAGTTTAATCATATTATATCATATATCGGAACAGTTGTACACCTATTCTTGTGCCATATTCTGTATTTCAGTCTCAGCAAGTGCTACAATTTGAACACATTGATCACGTAATTGACCAATTGTTGATAGTTCTTCGCCACGAAAACCACCACGTTGTACAACAGTATCAATAACTGCAATGCAACTTCTAGCACTTCTATTAGCAAGATCTACAATAGGAGGTAAAATCTTTTGTGTTTCTCCACCTGAGCTAACTCCGTCAACAGTTACTTCATCGTCAACTGTTTTTAATTTCTTATCAGTCATTATTTAATGTCCTTATTTTTCAAGTGCAATCCAGTATTGAATAGGCTTCTCTTTATGTATAAAATTAGAGATATTTTTATTTGAAATCTTTACATCGTAATCTCCAGAAACGATCTTCAAGTTACTTATATTAATTACATATTGACCTTGTCCTTGGCCTTGACCAGGTACATCAATTGCAAATGTATTAGAGGTTGGATTTTCAGCATCAAAAACCATAAGTACGACACCACCTGTATCGTTGGCTTCTACTTTCATACTGGTATGTCCGAGGGCAGTGGCTGCTCGTTTTATCCTATTTAAAGTGTCACTATCAAGGGTAAAACTAACGTCAAAAGTATCCATGTTTCTAGCATTATCTATCATCTTTTCTGTTGGAGAGGTTAACATTTCAGGATCAGTAAAGAAATACTTTATCTTTGACCGACCGGTTTGATCGCTTATTGTAACCCATTTTTCTTCCATCGAAAGTTTAGGTTGATCAACAAGAGATAATACATTCAAAAATTCATTTAGATCATAGATACCAAGATCTTGATCGAACTCTTCTTCGACAGAGCAAGAAGATAATATATTCTTTGCTTCAGATATTGTGGTAATAACATTACCTTTTCTTGCAATAAAATTAGGGTTAATAGTCCCATAATTTTTTAAGATTTGGATTGTATTTTCAGATATATTCATAATCATTCCTTTATTATTAAGTATATTATATCACAGTTTAAACTTCTTGTACACTGTTAATTTCAGCTGCACTGAAGTTTTTTTTCTTACTAAACTCAATCTTATCTTTGAATCTGCCGTCTAGTATCTCACCCTTATGTGATATAACAAATACATTCGTATCCGTATCAAGTGTATTCAAAATCTTCATGAGATTTTCTACGCCATCATGGTCAAGAGATGAGTCAAATGTTTCATCGAGTATTAGTAGATTTGTTGCCACAGAATTCTTCATCTTAGCAATCTGTCGCCAAGCGAATAGCAATGCCAAATCGATACGTTGCTTCTCACCCTCAGAAAACGAATCATATGTAAATGAATCACGATGGCGACTACGTATTGTTTCTTGAAATGATTCATCTAGATTAAAATGTACAAAGAAATCAAGGGTCTGTAAATACTGATTAACGAGCTTATTAATAACTGGTAAGTATTCTTTAATAACCTTTGTTTTAATACCTGTATCTCTTAGCATTTCATACATTACATTATTATATGAATAAGTCTCATTGAGAGCTAGCTTCTCCTCAACATATAATTCTTTATTTTCGAGTAATGTTGTCAGGTCACCATTTGCTTGCGCTTGATCACTTTCTTTGCCGCTTAACTTGGCCATATCATCTTCGTATGTAGATATTTGTTTCTGTAACATATTGATTGATTTATTGTTAGCAAGTATCTCTGTACTATTATCACGTACTTCTTGAGCCAATACATTGAGCTTATCAATAGAATCGTTTATTTTACCCATCTCGCTTTGAGATTTCTCTATTGCTTCTTGTAATGTTTTAGCCTGTTCTTTCGAATCTGATAACTTAGTCTCTCTTACAGTCTCAGCTATGTCTTGATCGCATGTAGGACATACTTCGTTGTCTTCATAGAACTTGGAATCTTTTACTACAGATATCATCTTTTGTTTAAAAGACATCTGATATTGACTTAATGAGGTTTTCTTATTATGTGTCTTCTTTAGGTTATCATCTAGATCCTCTTGTATGCCAGCGATTCTTTCGCCACGTACAAAGTTATCTTTTTGCATACCTGTGATTTGTTTATGATGAGCATCAATCTTCTTCGTAATATTCTTTGCATTTTCATCATTGAGTGCACCAATCTCACGTATGTATTTGCGCTGTAGTTCTATCTTTTCTTTTGTAAAATCGAGATTATATGTAAGATCTTTTAGCTGTTCTCTGAGAACTGTATTGCGTTCTTTTACAATCTTATTCATTTGAGAGAATATATTAATGTCCAGAAGATCCTCAATAACGTCACGACGATGTTGT